GCTGTGAGTTTGGTTCTTTGGATGTCTACGATGTGATACAGGTTGTGTTCTGGTTGGTAGAGCATCCAGATGAGTCCCCAGAATTGGGTTGGGGATGGGTCAATGCTGATGATGGAGATAACTGGGGCGCGTAATCCTGGTGGGATGTGTTCTGGTAGGCGTTCGTTGTCTATGCAGCCTTGGTAGAGTACGCCGTCTTGTCCTAGTCCGCCTGTAATCCATGTTCTATCAACAAGATATGTTTCGTCTGCGAGGTCTTCTTGTTGGTAGATGACACGGAACCGTTCATTGTTTGAAGAACGGAGATACGAGAGGTCTTTCCACGAAAGCCTTTTGGGGTCAAGTAGCGGTCCATCAGGGTAAGCAGGCGAGTCAAGACGCCTGGACTTAGGACCAGTATCCAGGTCTTCGTAGTACGCCTTGTAAATAATATGCTTATATTTTTGTTTCTTGGTTGGTTCAGGCTTCTCAAGCACATTGGAAGTTGTGACATCTTCGCCATCATAATCGTCTTCGTCTAAGTCATACGTTACTTTGTTCAGACAGTGTGCGTACAGGTCGCCTGAGCCGAGTCTTTGTCCGACTACAACCAAGGTGCCGCCTGGGTCTACACGTGCTTCTGCCATTGAGTCCCAGCGTTCTAGGAGTTTGTCACGGGCTGTGGATTCGCGTGCGTTTTCAGTAGAGGCTACGTCGTCAAAGAGGCAGAGGTCTGCACGGTGTCCAATAAACTCGGCGTCAATACCATATGCACGTACGGTTGGTTCTTTGTTGTCTAGCCCGTTGCCGTCTAGTTGTTCAACAATGAATTCTTCAGCACGCCATAGCGCACCTTTGTCAGCGGGTTTGAAACGCCCGTAGTCTATGGAGAGGCATCCTTGTGCGTCTTGGGCTAACCCTTTCTTGGCTAGTTCTGTGTCTGCAAGCATAGGGTTGGGGCGTTCTAGGGTTTCGCGAATTCGGCGAGAGTACATCTTGGCTAGGTTTTGGTTGGCGGAACCGATGAGTACACGGATGGCACGGTTCTTTACGATTGCCCATACGGCAACATCGTGGAACAGAGTTGATTTACCAGCACCTGGTGGGACGTTCAAACAGATGAATTCTTTTTCTTCGCTGTCTAGGGACATAACTATTTCTAGTGCGGCTTCTACTTGCCACGGTGCGGAGACTCGTCCTAGGTAGTGTTCTCTAAAGAATTGGAAGTCGTCTAGTCCTCTTCGTGCTTCTGGGGTGAGACGGTCTAACGGTATGGCTGGTGGTAGGTCTGCTGCTTCAGCCAAATCCATTGCGTCTTCCCATTGGACGCCACCTTGTCTGCGGGTGTGTTTGGTGAGTTCTATTGCTGCGACGTCTGCGTTTGCTTTGGCTACTTTAGATTTCTTTATCCAGTTGTAACCCGTGTTGGGGTGTACGCCTGCGATGCGGCATGCGTCTAACGTTGTGTGTCCTGAGTGGATTGCTTGCCAGAAACGTGCTTTGTCGTTTGCTGGAACCTTGCGAATTCCCTGTGCCATGTTCCCCTTAGTCTATACAGACTGTTTATTTGCGGCGGGTATCTTTCTTATTTTTTGGTTTGTTTGCAACCGTTGCAGCGATACCAGTGTTCTTGGCTGCGTTGCTTACTGCACGTGATGTTACTGCGGACATCTCTCGTCTTACGGCAGGTGCAATTTCGTTGGCACGATTTTCAGCAATCTTGGTTAAACCTTTTGCTGCTGAAGATGTCTCACTCTTGGTCATAATTTTGGTTGAGGCAAGGGTTTTACCAAACGGCGTACTGGCTGTATACACTGTTCCACCAGGACCTATTGATTTTGGTACGAGTTTTTCGAATGCTACCTTGCCAGCGATTTGTCCTGACACTCTTCCTGTAACTGCTCCTAATGCTGCCCCTAAGACTCTGCCTGCACCAGCAGCAGCAACGTTTGTTGCCACGTCTACAGCAGCGGTTTTGGCTACTGCTTTTGGACCTTGTTTTGCTGCATTGAAGTATTTGAGGTTTTGTGAAACGATTGGCACATTGGATACACCTTTGGCAACTTTGTTTTTGAAGTCTGCGAGGCTGTCGTTCCAGTCGATTGACGGCTTAGAATTTTTCTTTGTTGCCATGTTGCAAAGAATAACATAAACTGCTACTCTCTTGTTCAACTTCACAAGTCGTCACTGTCGGGAGATAGCGATGCACGCATGGCTGTACCACGGTTGCATGTGGCGGGGCGTAAACAGGGGAACCTGGGTTGGTTTCTATTATCTAAATAGGAAAGCAGCGTGATGAACGTCATCTCATCAAACAAAGGTGTCGGCTGAAATTAGCCACGGCGACCTTCCGCGGGGGCGGGAACTGTGGGGGAGGCACTCTTATGCTGTTTCGACTGTGTTGCCAACGGCAGTGAAACCATCTAGCGCGCCCTGGCGGGCTTGCTCGCAAAGAGGGAGAAGCATGTTTGCTAACGTCTGACACCCTCGTTCAGTGCTTCTTTTTTTTTCCGTTTTTTTCTTCCCACAAATGGCGCCGTTGTATAACACTTGCCAACAAAAACAACAACCAAACCCACACACATATCCACAACCTGTGGACAACCCGTCGCACCAAATTCAGTGCTAACAAATGTGCATGTATACAGAACGCATATATCTACCGTGGCGCTAGTCAAGCCTCGGCATAGCCCCAGTCGGTGATATATCAACACAGCAGAGCGAACACATGTTCTCATATATCAGAGCATGACTGACACCAAACACACGTTCGCTTGCAGATACCCCTACCGAACCGCTTGCAAAAGTTAGCAGGGCGCTTGCTGTAGTTAGCAGACAGGCTCGCCTATGTTGTGGCGTGATGGGTTTGGGCTTGGGTATCTGCTTTTGTGTTGGGTGATATATAACGGATATATCAAAAGAATTCTACGTTTGACCCTACCAACTGTCTTACATATTGATACAATTCTTGTATCGGGATATTCAAGCCCGCGAACAAAGGGGAATAATGAACACTGCAACATTCACCGCCGAGGCGGGAGAGGGAACACTGGCTCCCGTCATCTCGGCACTACATGACGTCTACGATGATTTAGCGATACATGTTCGCAACATGACGCGGGGCGCGGTAGTGCTCCCGCCTGTCGTCTTCATCTCGCAACGCGATGCCCGCGCTTGGGGACACATCACCACCCGCCCAACTTGGGCGACACCATATGAGGCAATAGATGAGGACTACGCATATGCGCCTTTCGCCGTTGCAATGGGATTGGGCACCGAGACGAAGTACCTCGGCAAATATGAGATAATGGTAAGCGCCGAGAACCTCGCCCGAGGCGGGCGCGAAGTGTTCGGGACAGTCGCGCACGAAGTGGCTCACGCAATCAACATAGTGCGCGGGGTACAGGACGTGGACATCAACGGGCGCCACAATAAGAAATTCAAGCAGACAGCAGAATACTTCTTCTCGCTCCTAATTGAAGAATACGCGCCTAATCACTGGGCAGGATGGACGAAGACTACGGTCACCCGCGAGTGTGCGGAGAAGTGGAGCGCTCAGATTGAGAAGATATCGGAGAGCATCCGCGTAGCCTCGGGGTACGGACGTAAGACAGGCACAGGAACCACAACGGGCGGAGGGTTCACGGTCACGGGCGGAGACTTCAACAAGGGACGCGACAAGAACGGACTACGGGCAGAGTGTGGCTGTGGCTCCATCATTCGGACATCGCGCAAGGCGCTAGAAAAGGGCATCGTCTGCGGGGGCTGTGGTCACCCGTTCCTACCGTAAGACAGGGAGAGACAGGGCGGGAGCGCGTAGGCGCCACGAGGAGCGAGACCTCACCCGCCCGCGACAGTACTTGACAGGCGCTAGTCTTGTCTTGTATTGTGATACATAACAACAAAACACCAACAAATAAAGGGGAAACTATGAAGCGGGCAATCCGAATAACTACAGCGGGGGAGGTGACTGAGTTAGACCTCAGCACGAACGCCCTCGCGCAACTACAGGAGGCAGTCGGCGGATTGGTGCAGGCGATAGACCTGACCGAACGCCTGACGCTGTGGTGCAACGAAGAAGGCAAGTTACTAGAGCAAGCACATAACCCATACGCACAGTATTTCTGGGATAAAACATTCGGAGCGTACACCGATTACATGGTGGGCGATGTTGTTTTCACTGGCGGGACTGATGACAGCGGGAACACTCTCGGACTGACTGACGAACAGGTGGACTGGGTTCTGTACTTCGCGGGCAGAGTGCGCGAGTTTGTTCAGCCGAATATCTCAGTGTTCAATTCGTAAGACAGGAGAAACTAGATGCTCACAGAATTTCTATTCACTGGTCTCGGCGCCCTTGTCATGGTCTCGCCGTTCATCCTCGGCGCAATGCTCCAAAGGTGGAACGATAACCGCCCGCGATACAGCACCCGCGAACTAGTGGAAATGCAACGAAACAAAATCAACCGCTATTGGTACAACAAGTAAGGACGTAAGACAGTGAACGACATCTACGCAATAGAGACAGAGACGCACAGCGACACAACTACCACGCACTATGTCCCCTACGGTAAGCAACTAGAGGGCAAGTACGGCAGGTGGACAGCATCGTGCGGGCGATACGTACGGGGCGAAGTGTGGAGCGCTGGCTCGGTGGACGGGGTGAGGTGCAAGAACTGCATCAAGCGTCAAGCCGAACTGGAAAGACTGGAAGCACAAAGACTGGAGCGCCAACTCAAAGCGCGCAAGTAAGGACATAAGACAGCAACCCCTAGCGCCTCGGGTGTGCCGTTCAATCGGAACTAGGGACAAGGCAACACCGCCGAAGAATAAACGAAGGGACAACATGAATACCGAAGACAAAACGCAACGGATACTGGAGCGCCTCACAATAAAGGCAATAGAGGAAGCGTCAGACCTCATTCTTTCATTGCAGGTTCAGATAGCACAACTAGAACGAGGGCAAGTACCAACGCGAAGCCCACAAAACTTTACGCAATACGTCCAAGCACTAGCGAAACTGGATTTCTTTTCAGACCATGTATGTGCAACTCATGTAGTGCAACCATTACATAAGACAGGAGAAACAAAATGAGAACAACATTCAAGCCACGACTAGTGGCATACGTTAGTTGGGGAACTATCGGGGTAGCAGAAATGACCGCGAGCCTTGACGAATACAACGAAGCACTGGAGCGACAAGGGATACCCGCCCGCCTCGCCTTCGCTGGCTCATGGTATGACGACAATAGCGTGAAGATAGGTGTCCGTTTCAACGGCGAAGACATTGCCAAAGTGTGTGACGTTCTCGGTCTTACGGCAGGAGAACTACTCAGCGGAGATGTCGGACTTGCAATGGGGATGGACTGAGGTCGTAAGACAGGAAGCGAACACATGTTTGGCGAACACACGTTCGGTCTTATGACAGGCAAGGGTTAGAGGGTGTGACATATTTCACAAAGATAATACTTGACATGAGATACTATGTGTGATACTGTTGTACATAACAACGAGCAAGGGGAAAGGGGGTGAACATGAAAGAATACATAGAACCAAAAGCAGGCGACAAGCAGGTACATTGCACCGAATGCAATCAAGCCATAACTGTCCTACGTTCAGACACGGCAGGAAAAGTACGGGTGATTGACAACGGCAAAACAATCCCGAAGCATTACTGTTTCGGAATTGACCTGATGTCAGGTGGCAAGGGCGTCTCTTGGCTGTGCGCAGGAAGCGGACAGAAGCAAGTGACCTACGAATACCAGCCAACCATTTGGGCTAAAGACGGAACGGGTCATGCGTTTCGTTTCAAGCCAATCGGCTGGAAGCCAAAGCCAAAGAAGAAATAGGTAGGTCGGGTGACTAGCAGACAGGCAGGTGCAAGTCCTGCCCACCCACTCTGTCATAAGACAGTACAAACAACAAGCAAAGGGAGAACGAAGTGGGCTTAGACCAATATCTATACGCAAATAAAAATATCGGGAGCGCCGAGTGGCGAGGCGATGAGGAGCGAGAACAGTTCGCACAAATCGTCAGCACCATGAACGCGCATGACATGGTTGAGGGCGAGGACATACCAAGCATGAACCTCGCGGTCAAGGTTGGTTGCTGGAGAAAGGCTAACCAAATTCATGGCTGGTTCGTACGCAACGTGCAAGACGGTGAAGATGAATGCCGTGAGTATGACGTGAGCCGAGGCAAGTTGCAGGAACTCTTGACCCTGTGTCAGACAGTCAAGCAAGACCCAAGCAAGGCAGAGAAACTGCTCTCACCTACGGCGGGGTTCTTCTTCGGGTCGGACGAGATTGACGAATGGTACTGGCATGACATTGACTACACGATTGAGTTGCTATCTCGCGTACTTAAGACAGTAAGCGAAGACTGGCACTTGACTTATCAGGCGAGTTGGTGATTGCCATGAAGACACTAATCAAGCAATGGTCAGACCTCAAGATGGATAGGTGGTACGACTTCAAGATGACGGACTGGGCAACCATGAGCACAGCACAGCAACGTCTATCCATAATCAAATGGCGACTACTGGGTAAAACATTCAGCGCGAGGTGTCACTACTGCGACAAGCCACTGGGGACAGAAGACTTCCACGATGAGCACAACTTATTCCCAATCGGAAACAACGAGGACAACACGGATAGGACTTACGACTGGGATAAAAGCCTGTGCGATGTTTGTTATGACGAACACTGCACAGACTACGACATACAACCACTAAGCACCAACGCTTATATAACCGAAGAACATATCGCAAGAAGCAACAAAGGAGAACAGCAATGACTAAAGAAACTATCCGCGCAGAAATCATCCGAGGCTTTGAGGACTTACGTTTCTTACTAAGTGAGGGCGTAAGACAGGGAGAACTACGCCCAATGCAAACGTTCGGAATGCTAGAGCAACTGAACCAAGCCCAGTTCCTCATTGAGCAGGGCATGAAGGACAAGGAGACAGCGCAATGAGCATCATTGAGCAAACAATTAGAAGGGAACTAGCCGAGGCAGGTTTTCCCGAACCTAAAAATAAAAAAGAATTGAACAGGTTGTATCAACAAATGCTCATGGTGCGCTATGAGAATTCCAAGAAGGAGACAGCGCAATGAGTGTCGCGACAGAAACGACATGGACAGTACAGTTCGTGGGAAATTACTTCACACTAACCACACACGTCCAAGCAGAAGAAGAAGACCAAGCGATAGCAAACGCAACAGCGTTCCTACAAGACCAACATGGTATGGACATGGACTTCCATGCCAACGAAGCAGAAGCATGGGAGACAGCGTAATGAAAGTGTACGACCTAACTCAAAAGATAGAACGACAGCACTATTACATCGTGACTTACGACAGCAGTACTAAGACGTGGTATCACGACATTGAAAGCGAGGAAGGGTTCTTCCCATACGGAACTATCTACAACGAAAGTTATGACCATTGGGAAAGCGACTACAGGGGTGACGGCGAGTACATCGCAGGCACAGACGAACTTGCCAAACAATTCACTGACGCAATGCAGGTACTCAACAGCGCACGCATGACAGAGGAACAGCAGAGTTGGATTGAAGCGAAAGCAAACCTACTGCATGACCCAATCAACTGGCTGACGTACACATTGGGACAGCACCTGACGCAACGTCAGATAGACGAAGTGATTGCTGAACTGACAGACGCGGTATCCGAATGAGAACCACACGCGAAATGTTAGAAGACTGGGTGAACCATCACATCACCAACGAACCAACAGCACGCGAGGTAGTAGAGATACTGCGTCAGCGTTGGGGTTGGACAGTACTAATCAACGACTGGCTACAGTACGAGGAGCAGGCTAATGAGAATGCGTAAATGGATACTCAACCGTCCGAGCGTGGACATCGCACTCACCTTGTATCGCAGGGTCAAGCCTTACGACAGGAAGAACCACCCAACAACACAGCCCTTGCCTACCTATACGTGGGTGGTCAAGCGTTGCGGTAAGCACCCGTCCATCGATAAATACTGGACAGGCAGACACCTCGCCACCGCCAAGACAACAGACAACTGTTGGTCATTAGACAAGGCACGAGCAAGGCGCTTTCAGTCCGAGCAGTCAGCCAAGCATTGTGCCATGAACAGTGACGCATGT